AATCGAAATCGCTGAAACCCGCATAAACACTGGCTTTTTTAAGCAACTCGATTTATTCAAACTCGATTTCGTAACAGCATTTCTGTGTACGTTCATCGTTAATTTTTCCACTAATTTTATGAATTTTATTTGTGATTACTTTCATTACTTTTATTTGTGTTCTCTAATAACATCATAATAACATCATTTATGTTTTTGTCAATACCAGTATATGTATCAAATATAGGCTGATGTTCTAATCTATCAGATTCACCTGCTTGTGCATTTTTTTCATTATCACAATTTTCTGCAATAATTTGAACCTCTGGATTCGTCATTGTGATAGACGGTTTTTTCCAAAACGGAGAAGGAATAACCGGATCAATTAAATCAGATTTGTCAAAATGCACTTTATTATCCTGTTCAACGTACATAATGCCTCCTTAAATTTAATGTTTTATCTCCAAAACATCTTCAACATCACAATCAAGCTCCTGGCATATAGCATCTATAACTTTAAGATTGACAGGTTCGTTTTTACCAAGCTTCGCTAATGTGGCATTACTGATTCCTATTTTATCCCGAAGCTCTGTCTTTTTCAAATGCTTATCAATTAGTGTTTTCCACAGTCGATCGTAGCAAATCATCTTCTTTCTCCCCCTGTCTTTCGCAAAATTTTCTCTAATTTATCCATTATCGCAATCATATTTCGGTAAATCCTGTTAAAAATACGCTCCCTTTTAAGAGCTTCCTTTAGCTCGACAACCGATTGATTGTATTGCTCTTTCAATCTTTCATCAATCATATAATCACCTCTGTTTTATTATAAATTCGTTTTTCTGTTTTGTCAACTTTTTATTCTGCTTTTCCAGAAAAAATATTCAGAATATTAGAAAAAAGCATTGACACTGGGTGTACATATGGTAATATATTCATAGAAACAGAATAAAAGTTCAATAAAACAGAAAAACAATTTAGGAGGATAAGTATATGTTAAAAAATCAATTATTCGGAGTTGAAGTAGAAATGACAGGTATTACAAGAGAAAAAGCAGCTCGTCTCGTTGCCGGAGTTCTTGGAACAACACCTTCTCATCCAGAATCAAATTGCTACCACACACGCACGATTGCTGATCAGGCAGCTCGTAAATGGAAAATTATGAGAGATTCATCTATTACACCAATAAGAAACGATGATACAATCGAGCCTCTTGATGAATACAGAGTCGAATTTGTAACACCGCCTCTCAATTATTCCGACATTGAACTTCTCCAAAACATCATACGAAAACTCCGAGAGAACGGAGCAAAGGCTCATAGCAGTTGCGGCATTCATATCCATGTCGATGGTGCAAACCATACAGCAGTATCTCTTAGAAGATTGGTTAACTTTATGACAGCCAGACAGGATCTGATTTACGAAGCTCTCCAAATCGGAGACCGCGAGAGTAACTGGTGCCACAAGCTCAACAAAACGCTACTTGATGCCATGAAAAAGGATAAGAATCTTACAAAAGAAAAAGCCGAAGAAATCTGGTATAGCAGAGCAAATGATGGTTATTGCGGTGGAATCGATCATCAGCATTACAATTCCACAAGATATCATGGAGTAAATCTCCATTCTTTCTTCACCAAGGGTACAGTGGAATTCAGACTTTTTAACAGCACACTTCACGCAGGAAAAATCAAGGCCTATATACAGTTTTGTTTGGCGGTATCTGCATGGGCTATTACTTCACAAGAAAAAATAGTATTCCGTTCAATGGAGGGATACTCACCAGAACAGAAAGTTACAATTATGAGAAACATTCTCACTCACCGCCTCGGACTTTATGGAGACGAATTTAAAACATGCAGGCTTCATCTTATGACACCACTTAAAAAAGCTGCCGGAATGACTTGTCGAGCAGCTTAGTAAAAAGTGCTGACCTACCGGCACAACGGGGAGATTGGAGAATAATATGGGAAAATTGTATGTAGCATACGGAAGCAATCTCAACTTAAAGCAGATGGCTTATAGATGCCCCTCTGCGAGTATTTATGGCACTGGACAATTAACTAACTGGGAACTTTTATATAGAGGCAGTGCAACCAATTCGCACGCAACAATAGCCAAAAAGCATGGTTCATATGTTCCTGTTCTACTATGGAATATTGAACCAGAAGACGAGAAGAGATTAGATATATATGAAGGATATCCCCGATATTATTATAAGCAGAATGTAATGGTTGATATTGGTGGGAAAAAGAAAAGAGCTATGGTCTATATTATGAACCAACAGCGTACACCCGGAAGACCATCTTTGACCTACATAGAAACCATCCGGCAGGGATACATTGATAACAATTTTGATTTAACACTATTTGAGAATTCATTGGATAGAAATACCATTGAATGCAGATAAATATTGTGGTATAAAAAAAGACGTTCGGTCCTTGAACGTCTTTCTCTATGACAGCAGTGTTGCAGCACTACTTGTCTGACGAAATCAAGGAGCCGGATCTGGTGTGGGTAATCTTCGCATAATCATTTGGCACCCTAACAATCAGTTCATCGAGTTCGCAATGTAGAGCCTCGCATATTAGGTCGAGGTGTTCCAAATTCACTCTATCTGTGTACTCATGGTACAATTCGCTGATGGTGTTGGGTCTGATTCCGGTCGCCCTGGCCAGATCCGCCTGACTCCATTTCATTTCGCCGAGCTTTGTAGATAGTAAAATTCTTATCATACGTCGTTGCTCCTTCCGTTATAAAATAGCATTTTCTGACATCTTTTTGTGTCGTTTGTTATTTTATAGCGGATTGTGTTATATCTTATCGGTATAGGTTATGGAGCAACTGACCGTCTTGACTATTGCAGTCTGTTTCCATAATCTTCATCAAGAGAAATCCATCTGTCTCTGTCTTTTTCTCCCGATTTTAATAATCCCCAGATTTTAGCTCCCGGACCTTCAGCTGTATCAATGATTGTAAATACATTTTTACCAGTATATTCCGGACTTCCATTTTTCTTCCAGTAATCATAAGTAGTTCCTGGTCCTTTTCTGATTCTGAGATCAGGAATTGTTACCCGGAACTTAAAAGGAGTACCATCATCTTTGATGCAAGGATAGATCTCATTACCATCATTATCAAATACCTTGTATCCGCTATTCTGCTTGCATAATTCAATGGCATTGTTCTGATTCTTGAATGCTCCAATCTGTGAGCCCGCATCATCCCAGCTCTTTCTTACTCTGTAATATCCCGTGCCTGCTGTCTGCTGCTTCTGCTCCGGTGTTGCTTTGAATGATACATATTCAGGTATGGTTGTGATAAAAAGCCCGCTCTTTAACTTGTACCACTTTTCATCTGCTGATATACCAACCACAGTGAATGTGCCTGCGTGTTCAACATGATCAACATACTTGTCCAATATACAAGGTGCTTTTCTTACATTAAGTCCATCATCCCCCGTGTAAATAATCTTCACAGAACCGCTCAAAGGATTGACAGCCTGTGAACTTGTATCATCGCTGCTGTTATCTACTGGTGTATCTGGCACTGTGTCAATTGCCTGTCCTCCCATGGCTTTCTTGACATCTTCTCTAAACTGATCCATAGTAAGTCCAAACTTATTCCAAATGTGCTCAACATCTCCATGATTGCTTGCGATGCCTCTCTGATTTCCCTCATGATGTGAGATAATTACACCATCCTCCAATGGATTTAGCCCAAATTCCTTGCACCATTTAGCAAATACCTGTACTGCATTCGCATATGTTGCAAGGACATGTCTCTTGGTATTACTTCCATCTCCTGTCTCAATCCATGTAGCCCCTCCCACATACTTAATTGTAGCCGGCTCTGTCATTTCAAGAGATAAATGTGTGTTGTTGACACTGCCATTCTTTCCGCTTGCTCCATGCCATCCTCTTCTAGCCTTTTTCCTCTCCGGGAAAAGAGGTAAACACTGAATTGCATAAGCGTCAGCGCCTGTAACTGCATGAACACAGGCTCCTGTAGAAGTCTCCCAAATCTTTGCAAATACTTCCGGCTTAGGCTGCGGACACCCTACACTATGTAACATAGAGCCCTTTACAGTAATTTCATCTCCCGTTTTATTGCAGGGACTATTCGTTGCAATCTGCTTTCTGATTTCAATTCCCATATTCAATTCCTCCATTTCGTCATACTGTGTTAATTCATATTTCTTTATGATTGAGCAAATCTTAGACACATAATTTATATCTGTGGCATATCCTCCAGCTTTAATGATTTCAACCGCTTTTCTGTAGTCTTTTTCGTTTGCGATACCACAATATCTATGTTCCGTTCCATTCATAGCACCAACAAGATACATTGAATGGTCCTTTATGCTCATTTCTATGTCTGGATATGCCCTAAAATCCGCTTTGATAGTATAAATTTTTCCGGCCTCATCCTGCTCGTTTGTGACTTTTGTGTATTTTGATACTCTATCCCATACACTTCCCCACGAGTTGCTGCTCAGAGAGCATTTCATGCCGAAGTAATTATTAGCTTTCTTCGCCAATTCAGATGTGCCCCAGGAACTTTCAAGAATAGCCTGAGCAATCGTGACAGAGGCGAGAATTCCGTTCTCTTTCATATCACTTATCGCATATCCACATATTTTCTGAATAAAATCCTGTTCTTTCATGTGTTTCTCCTACAAATCTCTTTGATCATAGTTATTTTGTTCATTATCCAATTCTTTTATGGTCAGTACACAAAGTGCAATTAGGCGCAGCGGCCATGCTATTGATGCTAACACAAGAAATACCGGGAATATTACTATCCCCGGTGTATTCTCTGTGTGTCTTTTGGATATAGATTTATACATTGCCCTGCAAAGCAAAATCACTCCTGCTGTGAATCCTAAAATTGCAATGATTATGTAGACCATAATCACCGTTCTCATTTATCCTCCGGCTTATAGAACCTTTTCCAAATAGTAATCAGATATTCCCAACCTTTGCAGCAAACAATAGCAACAATGAATGAAGCAAAAATTACAGCCACGAGGTAATACCACACGAAGGTGATTTTCGCATATGAAATATATGCAAAAAAGGCTGTGACGCAAATTATAATTGACAGGATTAAGACCTGCAAAGATGTAGGAATTCTGTTAAGAATCCCAATCTCTTTTGTGAACTCTGTAATTACAGAAATCAGTGTACAGATAACCGCAACTACAACAAGTAACTGTGACGCATTAGCAATAATAAATTCCATGTTCATGATGATTCCTCCTATAAATAATCTCAACTAAAGTTACATTCCAATTTGCGTAAATGCAAATCCTAGGACAATTCCTATTACCGCAGTTATTACATAACCAACGACTTTTCTCCACATTTCTCCGTCTTTGCTTTCCAAAGACACGAGACGTTTCCCCTGTGCCTCCTGCTCCCTGACCATGCTTTCAACACTCTGTGCCAGTTTTTCTATTGATACCGTAAGAGCGTTGATCTGCTTGGTATTTTCCTCCAACTGTTCAATCCGTCGGTTCTGCCTGTGGTCTTCCTGCTCCATTCGCTTTTGGTATTCTTCATACTCAGCTCTTGTAATTGGATCCTCCATTGTTCTCTCACCTCCTTCCAAAGGGCATAAAAAAAGAGCCTTACGGCTCTAATTCGCTTTTCATATCGTTATACTGCCCGATAACTTCATCTACAATTGCTGTATCCTCCGCCAGTTTATCGTCCGAAAATTCCCTGTCATTTTTCAACAGTTGAATATCCGTTGCCTGTCTGGCTACGATTTTTCCAAGGCGGTATATGATTTCATCCTGTTTTTCAACCATATCCATATAAAGTTCGAGTAGTTCCAACATATTGTCTTCATCCATTGTCTGTATCAGCCTCCTTCGGATTGTGCGTAAGAACAAAATCCTCAAATATTTTCTTTTCCAAAGCCCTGCAGTCGCAATGGTCCATCAAGGCCTTATAACTCATAAGAGTGGAGCGGGCTCTATCAAGGTCTATCTCATAATCACGATAAAGCTCCTGTATTGTTTTTAAATGCCTTTTCATTCTCAGACTTGTGCTTTTCCTTAGTTTCACATTTCCAGGTCTTATTGTGTACCCGACAAATTCCATTCCATGTGATATTGGTCGAATTGCTGTCTTGTTATTTAGCTGCAACCTCAATTCATCACCAAGAAATTCTGAAAAACGATTCTTGTATCGATGCAACTCATCCTTATCCGTAGACAAGATAATCACATCGTCCATGTATCTAATGTAATATGGTATATGTTCTTCTCGCTTTGCCATCTGATCCATCGGATTCAGATACATATTCCCATACATGTGAGAAAGACCGCCACCAATAGCAATCCCTACATCCCACAGCATTTCATCATCGGGAATATCCAAAGGAGAACTAATTCCAACCGGAAGACCGAAGGCTCTGGATGCGTGACAAACATAGTGCTCCAAGAACCTCACAGCCTGCTTATCGCCAATTTTCTTCCGGATGATATTCATCAATATTTCATGGTTCATTCTATAAAAGAACTTCGCCACGTCCATTTTTAAGTAATACCAACGCTCGCCGCTTTTTTCGCAGTAGTCAACCCACTCTGCCAACCTCTGCATGGATTTTAGCTGCCCTCTTTCCTTAATACAAGAATAGGTATCGCTTATCATTCCTTTGCAGACTAGTGGATTTAATACATTATAAGCTGCTCGCTGAATTACCTTGGTTGTATAATCTGAATAGATTACTTTCCTCAGTTTTGGTTCATATACATAAAAATGGTGGTATATATCTGGCGGATATTCATGAGTTCGCAGTCGATCCATAACAGAATGCAAATTGCCCTCTAGGTCGCCCCAAAACTGCAACTGTTCTGTTTCGTACCGTTTCCCTGCTCTCGAATCCTTTTCGGCTTGGAGCAGATTCTCAAAAGATGTTATTTCAGTGTAAATATTTTTGATAGACATATTATCTCCTTTCAGAGCATTGCGGAGTTCTCATATTACCCATGATACTGTCGGCATTCGTGCCTACCATCAGCAATAGCCTCTGTGCTACCGCCGAACTTTTCTTGCATGAGCAAAGGAGACGGAATCCTTTACACCTCTGTACTGACTGCACACCCATTAGGTCTGCAGCATCTGACTTGAAGGCAGAGCGGAGCGGAAGCCGATGTTCCAGTTCGCATTGGAGCGGGGATTGTTGAGGTTCAAGTTGAAGACGCCAGCGTTGGCACCATTGTTCCAGTTGCCCCCGCAAATCGGCAAACGCAGTATTCCGTACCCTATTTGTTCACACTCTTTATCCATCCTCCAACCATTCTGCCAATTTCAACCACCAGACCGGACCATTGTTCATATTTTTTCGGAGGCAAAAAACCTAAATTATACGACAATCGGACATATGCCTTTAACTTTTCCACTTCTACATCTAATTCCTGTAGTGTAGTTTTCTTATAATACTTTTTGTTGGCCTCGATAATCCTCTCCAACATAACATCCATGCACCTCTTTATATCCACAACAAGGGCGAATTTCTCGCCCTTTGGGTATTGTGCCAATGCAGGATAAGCATAGTTCATCATATCGAAGGTCTTTTGTAATATCTTTAATTCCTCCATAAAGTCCCTCTATACCATATTTTTTTCCATTCTACCACACATAGTTCTGCTTCGGATTTATTTGTTATTTTATATCGCATTTCGTTATTGCAAGGTAAAAATAAAATAAGAGGCTGCTATCGCAGCCTCAGTCAGATTACAGTGCAACAGATTACAGATCAACAAAAGCGGAGCGGAAGCCGAGGTGCCAGCCCGCAGTGGAGCGGGGATAGCCGAGGTCCAAGCCGAAGACGCCAGCGAGGGCACCAGAGCCCCAGCCGCCCCCGCAAAGCGGCAAACGCTCGCCAACAGGGTTGAACCAATGATAATCGCCTGCGTAATCTCCGTTTGGTTCATCTGGGTAGAGTAATAACATCTTTGCAATTTCTGGAGCAGTAAGCCCGCTTGCAAGTGTCATATCTTTATACTGTCCACCAACACCGCTATCAGTCTTATATGTAATCGCACCAGAAGTAAGCTGAATTTTGCCAGATACCCAATCCCACTTTAATGTTCCGGCTGTTCCAGGTTCTACAAGCGAGCCATCCGCCTTAATTGCTTTCCAGAGAGTAGAGGATGCCGACATATCACATTTGCTACCCATCGCTGCATTATTGTATGGAATGATCTGGATTTCTCCATCAACAAGACGCATGCCTGCATTCCACTCCCATACATTTCCGTTTAAGTCACAAATGCCATCTCCGTGATGGTTATGGTTCCATGTTACAGGTCCAGAACCTGTGAAACATCTTCCAGTTTTTCCGCTATCCTTTGAAGATTCCTCGCCGTGTTCATGTGTATAAGCCGAATCTTTTCCGTAATTATTGTTTCCATGCGGCATAGTGCCATTCTTGCGGCACCAGAGAGCAATATAAGCCCACTCTGCCATTGTTGCAAGGTGAAAGCCCGCTCCTTTATTTTCGCAAGCCTTTCTTGCAGCATCCCAATTTATGGAATTTGCAGGATCTCTGTGTCCGAGAGAATATGCCCTTTCATTTACAATAATATTCTGATACTTGGAATAATAAAAAGCGGTCTTCTCGACACTGTCCACATTAAACGCATAATGAACATTATCGCTAAGGCCGCTTACAAGCTCTGAATTTTTTCCTTTTGGAATTCTTACATAAATTGATGGCATTCCGATGTCATCCAGTAATACCACATTTTTTCCGCCTGACAGCTCGCTTACCGCAGCTGCCATCTGATCATAATTTCCCATAATAGTCCTCCTTATTCGATTGCATATAATTTGAGCGTAACATTTGCCATATTGAACGGAACAGGGGTTCTTTCCATAATTGTTTCGCTGCTGTTTTCTACCCCAGGATCATAATCTGGATTAGGAACTTCCTTTTCAACATACTGCCTTGCCGGAATCTCAATTTGTGCTGCATACTTTTCACCAAGCTGGCCAGAAGTAATCATCCCATTCTTTGCAATGCAAATGTCAACACATTCATCATTATCTCTTTCCAACTTTTCGCAATTGAGCATCAATTCATCAGCAAATGTAATCTTATTTTTCGATACACTGTACTCAATTTTCTTTCCAACATTTACCTCTACGACTTTCATCTGTCATACCTCCTTAATTCTCTGCAGGCTTCGCCTGTCTTCTGGGCTACGCAATCTGCCATATCTCTTTGTGCTTTGGTTGCATGTTCCGGATTGATACCATAATCACGAAGGGTTCTGTTTGTTTCAGCTTTTCTTTCGTCACTATGAATAATGATATTTGCCACTACACCGTACCTCCTCCCTGTACAAAGCAACGAACAGTCACACTTTTAGCACTGCCTGTAAAAGCAATCTTAAAACCATTCACCTGCTTATCATAGACAACCACATCACCAACATTTACAGGATTGCCTTGTACTTCTGTGATAACCCTGTAATCCAATGTGCTACGCATATTTGCAAGCGCCACAGTCTTAACAGAATTATTAAAATAGAAATCCTTTGTGTTGGTCAATGTAACTTCAAGTTCCTCACCATCAACAGACTCTACGCTTTGCTGAGTATGCTTTACATTCTCTAACAAAAGAGCCAACATAAGTGAGTTGTTATGAATGCCCTGCTCCATGTGATTGAAGTGTTCGGCATCCATTGGAGTTCCCTCCTGGATAATTTCGTCCGAATTTTTGTCCTTTACTTCATCAAGCCACTGTTCTGGTGTGTATGAGCCAGTTCTGTTGCCTTCCAAATATTCTGGTAATACATTCATCCCTATTCATCTCCTTTCTCGTAAATTGGGAATTCAAATTTAGCTAACACACCCTGATTTGCCGTCCTTTTAACGGCAACTTCCAGTCCTCCACAAATGCGACCGGTAATGTCCCAAAGGCGAATTCCGGTAATTGTGTGGGCTGTCTTGGGAGTGGTGAGCAAACTTACAATAAAAACAATCTTGTTGCCTGTGATTTTCTTACTATTGATTTTGGCATCATACCATTTTCCATTTACTTGGTACTGGAATTTATGAATAGACTCCATCCATTCCTGCCGTCTTCTGTTTAGAAAATCTTTTTCCCAGAATCCCATCTTGCTACCTCCTATTCTTTATTTCCACAGCTTCTGGTTCCACATCGTCTGATGGTAGCCGAAGCAATGAATACATTTACATCTGCCTCTGTTTCTGATGATGAAACAGCAAGCGTCTTATATGCTTTCCCGGCTTTATGTTCCGGAGAAGCATATAACTCCGTAGGTGTGCCGAGTAGTACCATATCATCTGCCTCAATTTTGCTATTAACACCCACTGATAAAGAATTTGCCAGCGTTCCTCCTCCAGAAGTCTGAAGACCGGAAGCCGGCATAGTATATTTCTGTAGATAAGCATTCCTTTCCACAAGTATTTCTTTAGGTATTACCATTCCTTGCGTCGCCCTATTGGGCTTTAATCCTGCCACGCTTTGTCCGGATTGCAAGAAATCTACTATGTGCAAATTACTATCTATTTCTATCTCAACATCTTCTGCAAATGTTTTTCCAAGTGTAGCATTATAAGCAGTTCCTCCTATTCGGATAGTTCCCGTTTTGCTTGCATCAAAAGCGGCTATCAAGGCATTTGTATCCTGTTCGCAACGGATTTCGATAATAGTACCGAGTGTTGCTCTCCTCGGATGCGTACCACAAACAATGGTATTGCACCTCGGGACATCATACGAAGAAATCCAAAAATTAAAGGCTATCTCAACGATAGCCTTGATATAATACTCAAATTCAATTCTGACACCCGCAGGCTTTACCATTGGAACCTCGCCCAATGTAACAACTTTGCCTCCCGGTGTAAGGAATGGCATCGTAAGTATAATCACCGCAGGCAGAGCCGGATCCTCTCTGTAATAAATTGGAGATACATCCCACAGAAGTGCCAATCCATCCATAAGATCACGATAAGTACATTCGTTTGTATTGACCAGCATTTGATACTTTAAGAACTGCCGGTATCGTTCATCGCTGATAACCGGATCTTCAACATCTATGCCAGCTAAAACACCTGCTTCTTTTCGTGTAAGAGTTACAATATCTCCTACCATATCCAAATTCGCACCAACAGCACTCTCTAAATCTGTCTCTGCGTCAAGTTGTTTGAACACCCTATGTAAATCTTCCATTTGTTTTGCAAATACCGAAATAAGGTCTTCTATGTGCTTCTTTCCTTGAAACTGCTGTGGTAAATCGTCTAACCATTTATCAAGAATGCCCACTATATACCACCTCAATTCTTGTGTCGGCAATGACTATTTTCTGTCTGCTTTCCACACTTACATTTACTTTCGTGTACTCTTCACTGGTTGGTATATGCTCACTATCCTTTGTTGCTGCACATTTGATGTCAACATAGGTTACACCACCGACTGCAGAATAAATTCCATCATTAAAAGTCTGGGACAACATATTGTCGCCAGCCTGCAACTTTGAGGCATCTTCTACAATTGATTCTATTGTCAGATTTGCGTAATTAGTAGGTAAATATGACTTATCAGCATCCAAAGTAACTTTCATCCATACATAGATATATTCTGGTCTATTGAAACTTACAGGGATAGAATCTCCATACTCTGTTGCCACATTAACAGTAATAGAACCGAAGGTTTGAATTCCAGCAGCTTTTTTATCTAAAATAATACTTGCAATGCTTGTTTCATCTCCTCCGTCCACAATTATTTCAACACTGTGTGGTGGTCTTCCTTCTTTATCCGTATCATCCGTATCATTTTCATATCCTGTGGCACTCTCGACATTCGGAACATTATTTATCAGTTGCGAGCAAATACTGTCTATCATTCTTGTGGACCGAATAGCCGATTTTGCAAGATATGAATGTCTAAGTTCCACATCTGTTTCCTGTAATCTTCCATAAGTTGGTTCGATTAGATTCTCAACAGCATTAAATCCACTGATATTGGTAATCATAACAGTGATTGTTCCATTCGGGAATATGAGTTTTCCATACTCTACTGTGGCAAAATCAGCAAGAGTAGTGACACTTGATGTTGTTAAATTGTCTGACAGAACCAGGATGCCACTCCTTGAAGATGATTCGCAAATTATATCAAGCGTAATACTGCTTTCATTCACCGACACTTTATATCCATCTGGCTTAACAACCTTACTCAGCCCCTCAATAATAGACAATTCATCATCAGAACTGCTCGTAAAACTATACTGAACACCATTTATTGATACGGAATAAATAGCTCCCGTTACAGGAGCAGCAACTCTTATTGACACCCGATTGAAATTTTCTCTTGTTATAACGAATTCAGATACAGCCGAAAGCTTAGCTTGCGGTGCTGTGTTTGTCGCAACTGTAGCACCTTGTCTCACGGTTGTTCCATCATCACCAGTACAATGCAGTGTATAATAACTATATTTATTAGGACTTCGTCGGATTCCGCCATATTGAACAGCATTATCCAGACTTACTCCTTCAGCTGTAGACGGATATTTTGCATAATAACTGGCCTGTGCCACTTCCCAAAGCTCGGAAATTTGTCCGCCGTATGTTGTTATTAGTACATTCAGAAATGATTGAGGATCCAATCTGGTGTTAAATCCAAATTTTCCAGAAAGTTCTGAATGAAGTTCCTCCAATATTTCATCCAATCTTTTAATCTCAAATCCTTTATCTGTAATTCCATATTCAGCCACCAATCTTCACCTCTTCCTTATATGTTTTTTCATCTGTAACAGCTTCGTATCGGATTACTGCCGACCTTTTCAAGCTATCAATTTCTATAGATACATCATTAACTTCCGTAATTTCGTCCACATTGAAAATTTGTTCTTCTATCAATTCTTTAATCTGGTCTATATCTGGATTTTTCACAAAAAGATATTCAAAATACGGAACACCGGCTTCATCATCCCATCTCCATTCTTGAAAAAACCACTTTAACCGAATTTTTATCTTTTGGCGAACAGAATTGGCAAGGACAATGTCTGTTCCCTTGAATGCCAAGTCACCATTACTGTCAAGCAATATATCCACTTCCTCGCCTCCTTCTTTATTTTGCCTTTGATGTGTCTCCGTGCACACCTGCATGAGTGTGATTTATAAGAGATACATTCTTTGCTTTTACATCGCCACTCACAATCAGGTTTCCTTTTATTTCCACATTTTCTTTATTTATAGATAACTTAGAATTTCCATTCTGCAATATTATGCTTTCTTTGCTGCATGCCTCTTTCAGTGTCGCACTTCCCTTATTAAGCAGCCCCGGTATTGCTATTGCACTTGTCAAGTCAAAGCGAATGTCATTTTCAGATTCACCGCCTCCAATCCATGCGTCCAGTTCCTGTTCAGAAACTATGAGCAGGCAATCCATTCCTGCTGTTATCGGGAATGCGATATAAATATCATTCATTGGGCTTTGAGGAATGATAACTGGAACTTCTGTAACTGTTGGATATGCCATCTTTCTGCCGGCATCAGTCGTATATGTTCCATAAGGTTTTACAGTAGCAAAGCCTGTTCCTGCATTGAACGCAGTTATTTTTCCCGGTATAGCAGTGTGCATCTCTTCCATTACTGACCGTGCTGTTTTTTCAACCTGTTCTACAAATTCTTGTAACATTATTTCACCTCCAAAAGCTGGGCTGTACATATCCAATCGCCCTCAAGGTTGTCGCCATCAATCGTCAACTTATAAATCCTAAAATAGCCACGTACTTTGTCACTTTCCAGTCTTACATAATCATTCACACCAATTGCTCCATTCAAAAAATACTTAACCTCATAGCCTATCTGACTATTGCTTTTCCCACTGCTGGAATCGTCACCCTCTGATGAAATAGTTATACGCTTAGGCACCTCTAATAGTCCCGTATCGGAACTTAAAAGATATGCCCTAGTCGTAATAGGTTCGTTTGGCTTTCTTATCTGTAAAACGGAATTCTGAATAGACCAAGAAAGACCACATGTTTTACACAATTTCTTCAGTACAGTCTTTGCAGGGCCAACAAAACTGAAACCATGCGGTAAAACCTTAAACTTGCAGCCTTTTGAGTATATAACTGATACTCCCATAGCACCTGCAATCTCGTCAAATACCTCCTTACTGTCAACTCGTCCAGAGCGGGATATCTCCACATATGTGTCTCTCAAGGTTACTCTTCCATCCACAACCTCCAACTCTGTCATTCTGTCAGCCCCATCCATCTCTGTTGATGATGTAACTACATTTCCTGCCAGAATCAATGCAATGTGATTGGCATATCCCGCCTGTAATTCAATTACGCAATCTTCCGTGTCAAGGACGCTGAGATTGGCGGGGGATAAATTCCATATTTGTACCTTGGCTGTATTGGCAGTTTCTGATGTCGATTTTTCAATGCTAAAACTTATATGCAATGCATGCGGATTCTCGGTTGAAGTTTGACCGATTTGGAATCCGTTATGCCCCATTTTTCCAGCCTTCATAAGATATCTTCTGATAAAATTCTCCTGTGCCATTTTAATCCTCCCATTCATCCCAAGGTATAAAAACAAATTCTGCGGTTCCATTATTGAAAGATTCCCTTGTAAGTCTTGTTTCTTCACTAATTGCACCGAATATTCCATCTGGCAATGATGTGAAATTCATAAAATGTGTCAGTGGGAAATTAGGCACAATCTTGGTCGGAGAAATAATAGGATTTTCGTCTGTGTCTGATAATCCAAAGCTCCAAAAATCTTCTGTTCCATTGTATGTAAAGCGGATAAGATACTCTTTTTCAGCAATCGTCACCGACGATACACTATCGTTCATATCCGGAACTGTAATATAAAGCATCTATCCACCTCCTATAAGAAACCGGTTTTCTTTCCAATGTTATAAAGTATTGAACCTTTCTTTCCGCTACCGGATTTGTTTCCTGATCCTCCAGAGCTTCCAGATTTGCTCGACGAAGAACTTGAAGAATTTGAACTGCTGGATGATGTTGTCGCTGTTCCTGCACTCTTCTTTGATTCTCCACTCTGCAAAATATATTTAGGTATGTAAACCGTTTTTCTTTTGGTTACATACACTTTCTTTAATGAAAACTGTATCTGTCGTGCGTACCCAATTTCCGAACTATGAGAAATTGACATTGATGTAATTCCCATATTGGTATATATCTTGTCTGTAGTGACAACCTTTACCAATTTTCTCCGAAAATACAATTTCTCAAACTTCTCACATATCTTCTTGGTTCTGCCCGCCGATGGGCTATGTCCTTTGCGATTCCGCCATGTAGCGGGGCTATCACTTATATATAATGTGATGCTTAACTGAATAGGCTTTAATATAATTGTGTCAGATACATTGTACCCATTCTCAACAGGATACTCGGGAATGTCAGCAGAATAACTAATATCCTCGCTGATTAGAGCATCCCCTTCTATTCCGGCAATGCTAACCGGTTTTAGATTTCTTGCCATTCCTTTTCACCTACCTTGCATATGCCAGCCCTTTAGCCATATAGCTTGTGGCATCCTGTGCCGACTGTTTCATGCCCTTCGATACATTCTGTTGTGCCTGAACATCACTACCAGAATAAGAGTTATTGAAGGTGTTATTCTGAGTTACATTTGTTGTATTACTTGTGTTGCTTACTGCACTTCCAGTTGCTGTTGCGGCTGAGGCAGTTGCCCCCTTCATAAGAGTTGATATGCCACCAGCAAGCCCCTTAACTTTATCAAGGACAGTGTCTTCATTTGAGCTGATACCTTCGGCCAGTCCGCCCATAAAATCAGGCATCCAACTTTCATAATCAGTTAATGGTCCTTCATCCGGAACTGAGAAATGCAGAAATGATTTGATCTTATCTCCAATACCTTTTACAGCATTTACAATCCCCTGCACACCAGACATAATTCCGTTTTTTAAGCCCCCGATGAAATCAGCACCCCATTGGACCGCCTTCGACGGAAGGCTTGTTATAAAGCTGATTGCCGCATTGAATCCATCAACAATCGCAGATTTGATATTCCCCACAGCACCTTTAATTCCACTCACTATATTATTGAATGTGGAACTTACGGAATTAGCTATGTTTGAAAAAATACTACTGAAAAAGTTGTATATGGACTGCAATACTGAAACTATCGTGTTATAAGCAGAATTGATTGCATTTGAAATAGTGCTTGTTATTGTGTTCCATATTCCTGTCAAGAAAGAAACTATTCCATTCCATATTCCAGAGAAAAATGCACTTATTGCACCCCAAATTGCGTTCCAAAGTGCCTGCAGAGCACCTAATCCAATAGTCAGAACTGTTGATATTGTGTTCCATGCCTGCTGTAAGAAAGCTACAATCATATCCCATATTCCAGAGAATATCTGTTTGATAGCCTCCCATGCTCCAGACCAGTTTCCTGTGAATACAGAGCTTATAAAATTCGCAAGTCCTTTTATTACTTCGAGGAATCCATTTATAAACTGTCCGCAGTTGTCCCACAGCCCTTTAAACCATGCAAGTATCGTAGAACCCCACGCATTCCAAAATGTCTGGATCCATCCAAATACAGTTTCTATTACAGTCGCAATAGCATTGAATACAGCACTCCCAGCTTCATATAAAGCATCCCAAACCGCTGACAAAGCATCGAGAATAGCTTGCCATACAGCTAAAAGTTTGTCCTTCGTACTTGTTGTAGAACCATCTATGCTATCTTCCGTTCCTCCAAATATCGTTGCCGCCAGCTGGGAGATAAATGTCCATACCCCACTCAGGAATGTTTTTATGATTCCCCAAACTCTCATGAAGTTAGCCTTTATACTTTCTCCATGCCTCTCGAAGAACCCTTTAACAGTATCAACCCACATTCCGGCAGCTTGCTTGAGGAAATCCCATACATTAAGCAGAAATTCTTTAACTTTCTGCCATGCTTTGAAAATAGCTTCCCTGGCATTGTCTGCACCAATACCTGCCTTGTCAAATATTGTTCCAATAACCGAATCATTTCCCATGAGGAAATTTATAAAATCTTCAACAATCAGCGCCAACAGCACTACCGCCGCCACAATAGCCAAAGTCTTCAAATTTGCCAAGCTGAATAAGCCTTTCATTTTTGTAAGTAATGTAATAAATGCCTTTGCTCCAGATATGATTTTGCTCCAATTCATTACAATAAAAAAAGCTCCTGCAATAATAGCCAAGAGCTTCAGAGCGTTATCAACTCCACCAAGTTTATCTATAACATTCTTCACCATTCCCATGCCCTTCTTTGCACCTATTTGCAAAGTCTGCATCATTCGATCAATAGCCGGTTTCAATCTTTTTACTAAAGCATGCATACCATTGAATGCTTTGGTTAGGATTCCTGTCTCCGATGTCAGTTTTTTCATCCCTACAGTTGCCTTTGATACCAAAGAATTAAGCAGTTTTAACACCATTACTGCCGGCTTTAAGAACGCATTTCCAGCAGCCGCTTTCAAATCCTGCACATTCTGTTTCAAATTGCCAAGCTGATTGGTCCAAGTATCAGATTCTCTTGCTGCCTGTCCTATTGCACCAGAGGCTTTGTTTGCATCCTCTACCATCTGTAAAAGTGTCAACTGTTTTTCCGCTTCTGATAAATCTTTGAATGACTTCCCATACAATGCATTTGCAGCTGTATTTCTCGTTGTCTCAGTACATGAAAGACCGAGAGCAGCGTCGTTTTCAAAATTACCTTTCAAGAAAGACTGGAGGGAATTGGTTACATCTTCTATGCTTCTATCATAGAATGCGGCAGAATCCGCAACAGCTTTCATGGATCGGTCTGCGATATCTAACGCGTCAGCCTGTTCCATTCCGGTTGTCTTTGCAAATGCGGCAATCTGGGTAAAACTACCTTTCATTCTATTTACGGTTACTCCTGTTTCATCAGCAATCTTATCCAATTTATCCGAGGCATCCTGTTCCAAATCTCCGAACACCTGAGAAAACTGTGACTTTAATGCCTCTGCATCTGCCGCCGCTTCTGCTAAATTTGCAATACCGGCAATTGAAAAGCCTATGCCAATAGCGCCTAAAAGCTTTGAGGCCATATTTTTCACTCCCTTAATGGCACTCTCCGCAGCACTAACGCTTTTCTGATCAACTTCAATGCCAAATGCAACCGCAATATCTCTTATCGTCAATGTTATTCCCTCCTTTCTCTCATTTCCTCCGCCTTTCCATTCTGAATATCCATATCCATACGATATAAAGCATATAGCTTCAATGCCTCATCTAAGGTGTAATACTCCTTTAATTCAAACATTGAAGCTATTTTTGCTTTAATCAGTATGTACATTCTTAACTCCAGTTCGGAAAATTGTGAGGTGTCAAGTTTTCCGTATTTTACAATATCGTCCTCATCTTCTTCGCTATAGCCTCGCCTGCTTTCCCAGATGGGCCGGCGAGTCTCTTGAAAAAACCATTGAAGTTCAAACGGATAACATAAAAAGCGAGAATGAACATGTTCTGTACATCCCCGCAAAAAATCTCATTTACGATATCCATATCAAGTATTTCCTGTGAATACTCTCCTGTCTCCACATCGTCCTCATCCATTACAGGAAGTTCAACGACTACATTCTTATGAGCAATGAGCAATTTTTTCATCATCGATTCAACTTTGCTACCAGAAAACCCTTCCATACTCTTTGAAATGGAAGCGGCCGCATCATTTACATCAATGTCCATCAAATCTCCATCTTCTCCATCGCTTTCATTGTCGCTATTGCCTACAAGCGGCATAAGTGCTGCAAGAACCGGGGTAAGCAACGAAGCTAAATCTCCCGTAAGGTTTGCGGCAACCATAGCTGGAAAAGGTCTTATATAAAAATTCAGACCTCCAATCGTTTCCTTCTTTGGTTCAAGCTGCTTTAATCGTGCCATATTTTACCTCCTAACTTTCTACACCGTCAGCTACCACAATCTCCCACTCACGGTTGTTCTGAGCCTTTCCGTAAGTTTTGCCTGCGATTTTAGTAATCCAACCAGTAGAAGCACTGAATTTTTCATTTCCAACGAGATCTTTTACTGTAACAGGGAAAAATCCTTTTCCGTTTTTCTTCATCTTCTCATACATCTTCTTGCAATATGCGTTAGTCTTAGAGTTCTGAAGAACAGATACCTTTACTGTGTAAATAGAAGATGGATCTACGCTTACGCATACCTCTCCATCCGCTCCTGCTACATAACTATTACCGTCTCCGGCAGGCTCAATAACAATAAAGCTGTCATCAGCAAAACCGCTTGCAATATGGTTTCCAAGTGCAAGCGTTACCTTTTTCGGATTATAAGTTGTTACTCTTGGCATTAACCTTCACCTCCTTCTATGCGTACACAAGATTTCCATTGATATTTACAACCTGGATTGCTCCAGCTAATTTAGCTGTAAATTTGCAGCCTGTTAACTGTCGGGATGCCTTTTCTACATCACTCATACTTGCAGACGAAGGTACGATAATTGTATATCCTGGAATCTCGTTATCATCGTCGTCATACTCAGTTGGAGCAACACCCCCTACTTTCTGCCCCACTTTTAACGATTCTTCCATCTTACCTTCAATCGCAGTAATACCTTCATCAGTAAAAGGCACTTTCGTATTCAACACAAGAAGATTAAATACTCTTTCCTGCATGTCATTCTTTAGCCAATCTCTGAATCGAATTGTGTCAATCCATTCGTTTCCAAGCACCTTACCGCCCATCGAACTTGTAACGTTCTTTTTAGCATAAGTTGTAAAATATGTGACATAGTTTCCATCACAGTATTTTTTCATATCAGTTGATAACTTGCACGGATATACCGCAGCCAGTTGTTTTAATCCCCATGTTTCACTTCCTGGATCATATCCAAAGCACTTAGCCATCATTGCCAACGAAATATAATAATTTTCGTCCGGTGTTTCCTCAACATCAGGGACACCACCTCCATAGACAGCAAAGCTGCGGAAATAATTCGTTGTGCTAACTGGCAAAGTCTGCTCAACAAATGTAAATCCAAAGATCTTCTTATTGGCTTCTGTCCATTTGATTGTTTCTTCAATATCTGCTTTATTAAGAAATGCTTTTGATAAAGCAATTCCATACCATCCGCCAGCTTCTTTCGCCCTGTCAAGAGTGACGCTAATTTTCTCATATGTAACAGGATCGCTTTCATCACTCACAACCTGTCTCGCAATAACATAAACAAGACTTGGCTTTGGTGATTGTGAAAATGCCACATTCGCCATAATGTATGCCTGTGATTCTGTCGAAAAGCCATAGTCCGCAAGTTCTCCTGCCTGCGCTACACTAATGACTTTTGTTCCGATATTGTCAGTTGATTTCTTTCCAACAACAGGTCCTTCAACAACAAGTAATACATTGTTGAAACTTTCGTCACTTGAACCCGGAGTAGAAATCTCAATGTCTACATTAACAATATCATCAAGATTATTTCTAATTGCCATTGTCTGTTTCCTCCTGTATTCTTATTTCTTCTATTGCATAGGTTTCTGCCTCTACAAATTCCTTCATTCCTCCACCGCTTGGATTCGGAACGGTTTGAATTCCAGATACTCCATACTTTCCATCAGCCAATCCGACAAATGTTATTGTGAATTCGCACATGGAACGATAATTGAATTTCGTATCTCCGATCAGCTCTGATAAATCTCTTATTGGTGGATTCATAACAATAGTTACATTCTTTTCAGCCAATTCTTCTGTAATTCCATCCGAATCAAGAAATCTGATAAATTCTTCCAAATCTTCTACTGCTGTATTCTCAAAGTAGCTTCCATTTCCAGCTTTTACCTCTTTCCCAACAGTATATAAGTTGATTTCAAAAATGAAATCATAATTGTAATATCTATGTTCTCTTTCATCGTCTGACAAAGGAAAGGCTGACCTATTCAAATTGCTATATCCAAGCGTTATATATGGCGGTTTAGGTGTTACACCTTTGGTTTTCGTCCACACCACCATCGCTCCTGGATGATATCGCTTAACAAGTTCGTAAATGAACTTCTTAACCTCCGAAAATGTCATTCTGTTTCCTCCATTTCAGAATTGCTCGGCTCTTTGTTCTCGCTGACTGGTATCAGCTTAAATGTTGATGTCCAATGCTTCAAAATTGTATTCCTGCTTAGGCGAGAAGACATACATTCAAACCATCTTCCATCATACAGAAGCTGGTCTGACCTAACACATTCTTCCTGTTTTGATGTTCTAACAGGGAAATCTCCAAAAGTTTTCAACATTTCCTCATCCCTGCTTCCACCAGCCTCTATAACTTCATCATCAGATAAAGTCTGCACATCAAGAACAACCTGGATATCTTCATACCCCGCTGTTGGATAACCATCTATGATCTTGTCTTCTCCATATCTTCTTAATGTGTATGTACTACCAAAAAATGGCATTAGTCAGAACCTCCTTTCTCCTGTATTACATAGTTAATAGACTGCCTCATACGACCTGTATCAATCAATGGTTTATCAGAACCCTTCCGCCTGATTGTTTCTGGCGAGTTTGGGACAAAATTACCATTAACGATTTCTTTCTGAATCAAGCCTTTCTGAAACACACCTATTTTCTTTAACACGTCTTCGGCAGAGCCACCTTTTACCAGCTGTGTTCTCATTGACTGCAAAAAGGCATTGATTTCTGGTGAATGTGCATCGACACTATCTCGCAGGAAAGGTCTTGACGGGATATGGACAGTGCCGAGTTCATTGAACATTGCTATATCAACTAAATCAACACCATCCTCGCTGCCTGCCCCCTGTTGTATGCCGATACGAACCTCAAGTTTATTAAGGTCCTCCAACATTTTCTGAAATTTCTTGCCATCTGCAGTAACCTTCTCTTTAATCTTAACCGCCACAGTCCACACCCGCCGACACAATTGTGACAATGCAGCGCTTTCTCAAATTAAGATACTGCATACCATACACCGTTAATCCGAATTCCGAATCCGTCGCAGTGTTTCCTGCCTGATTATTGGAAAAGGACACCGATGTCTCACCTTCCGAAACAGAAGATAATCCAATGGTGTCCCCTATCGTTCCTATGCCGATTGTCTTTCCTAAACCAGACATTTTCATTTTATGTGCCGCTAAATATGCCAAAGCCTGCGGATACAACTTTCTGAACCTCTTTTTGCTGATAAGTGGCTCTGCAAGAGATATGAAAGTCTGTACTGTATCATCTGGTACATCTGCAAACTCGTCCATAGTCTTTCTTATAATTTCAAAGGCATCCACAATGGTCACCTCCTACTTGCTGAGTTCGGCTACAATTTTCTCCTTTAGAGTATCAACGGTATCATCGTCCGTTACCTCAAGTCCCATCCCTACAGCTTTTGTAAGAAGGTCATCTTTCTTCATGGTCTTTACAGCTTTAATCTCAGCTTCCTTGGTCTTTGCTGCCTTTTCCTGCTCTGCCTTATACTTTGCAATAGCTTCCTCTTCGATACGAGCTTTTTCAAGGTCACTAATACCTGTTTTCTCCTCCGCAGAGACATTCTGGGAGTCAACCACAATCCCTTTCTGCAGATAGTAAGAAATTACCGGATGGGTTTCCATTCCCTCCGGTAACTCTAAATCCGCTCCAGGAAGGAGTGGCTCTCCGTTGATTCCGATAATCTTTCTCGACTTATTGATAATCTTCATAATGTCATTTCCTCCTTAAATTCCGTATGCAAGAAGCATTGATAACGGATAATAAATGATAAGTCCAGCAGTTCTTGTTTCGCAAGGAATCTCTGTCTCGAGTTTCTGGACCTGCAATGGGTACTGGTAGAACGGAAGCGGAATTTCCAAACTGAACTTTTCCGGATCCTTCGTGTACATAAATGCAACATTCTTTCCTGTAGGATTGATATCAGTAGCGGAATCCTGTAACTCTGCCATGCTCTCGAAATTCTTTAAGTATGGTGCATGTTCTTTGATAAAGCTGAGTACAGTAGTCTCCGTATCTGGAATTCTCCTTGTTGAAAGATCCATGTAAATGTACGATGGAAGAGCTAATGTATCAGGCTTTTCGATAGACATTGTAATCTTGTCAACAAATTTCTGCATGCCATTGATATCATCAAGAATCTGATCAGCAGTCTTATGTGCCCAGTCTGTGTACTTCTTTCCATCAATTTCAACCTCTGACAAAGTGTACAGAGGAATGTCGGTACCATCAGAGAAAATGCCGACGAGGTTATGTTTCTTATCGCCTGCAAAAGCAATCTTATTAACCATATAATCTGACGCTCTTCTTGCAGCTGCACCTTTTCTGGCATCAAGAGACTTTCCTGCCATTCTGGAAGCTCTCATTTCCTGCACATTGTAACCATAGCTGTCACCGACAGACTTAATAGAAGCAGTGTGAGATTCGCCCTGTACATCAACTCTAGGAAGGTCTGTGGCATAATTGTTAATGATTGCCGCCATACCGGTAATATCATAGCTGTAATATGTTGTGGTTTCTGCTCCCTCATTAACCTCAGAAGTGATAGGGAAGTAAGACATTGCAGAGAGCTCCGGATACTGCTTGTCATAAGTCTTTGTCTTTACCTGGTCAAGTTCTCTGGCAAAGAATACAGTTGCAGATTCAACACTATCAAAACGAAGCTGCTCACTTCCCGCAAGCCCCTTAACAAGGGTAGAGCCCTTTAATGCACTGTAATCATCCATGTTAAAATCTTTCATTCGTGAATACCTCCTTCTTATTTCTCCGCAGCTTTCACAACCGCACCCGGTCTGAACTCTGCGTTTGCAATGCCATTATCAGTTTCTCCAAGGAAAATAGCATTTACTTCCACCTTGGTTGCTGTATCTGCAGATGTTGTGAACTTTCCTGCCTCATCACCATCCGTAATTAAGTAAACCTTCTCCTTGTATGCAGGTTTAGCTGCTGCTCCAGTCTGCACCCAAATTCTTCCAAAATGAAGGCAGCCTACTGTACGCTTGCTGTTGATGGAAACATTGTTATCCATATCCTTTTCCACCATAACAGAATTGTGTACTACAACACCCTCAAAATCATCAGATGTTGCACCTGTTGCCGGAAGTTTTACGTCAGTGCCTTTATTTGTTCCAACGACAACACCAAGACCAAAGGCAACACCATCACCTTCTGCCTGTCTTGTTGTAACATCATGGGCCGATAAATCAAACAGCCCGCCGGCCACTCCTTTAGGAAAGCCAAAGCCATAACTTGTCTGTACTGCTGTGCTCATTACTTTCTACCTCCTGTCATATTCGCAATCATTTTCTTACGAGCAGATGTTGAATTACTAACCTCTTTTGCATCCTTGCGGACCTTATCAGCTGCAATTCTCTCTCTCTGATCATTAGTGCTCTTTCTCTCATGGAATGACTGCTTTGCAATGTCATAAGCTGCATTGATATAGCTGTCACTCTTTCCATCAAGATTCATCTTCGGATTAACTGCCTTGATAATGCGTTTTCTTCCTTCTCTTACCGAAAGTCCCTCAACTCCATCAAGGTTTAATCGGTCAGCCATTCGGCACACATCAAGGCGGTCCTGAATAATTTTATCCACAGAATCCATGTTTACTCCTTTCTGTTTCTCCGGATCGCATTCTGCACCCGCTCCCTCATCATCCGAATCTGTGTTTTCGTCTGTAGGAGCAGTTTCTTCTTTCTCTCCAGCGTCTTCTCCTTCATCACCATTCATATCGCTCTGAGCCTGCATCTTGTCAATCTCCTGCAAGAGAGTATCAAGGTCTGCTTTCTGCTCTGCAATAATATCCTCTGGCGACATACCATCACCCTCAGCATCTCTGCGGTCAATATTCTCCTTGACCTTTTCAACGGGTGTCTTTTCCGGTTCTCCATTTTCCTCCGGATTGGCTGCTGGTGTTTCCTCTGGATCTTCTCCATCAACTCCCTCACCAGTTGCCTGATTTGCGGCTTTCTGAGCCTTGAATAAAGCAATAGCAGCTTCCATCTCTTCTGGTGTAAGCTCTTCGCCCTCATCAGCTCTTCGGCCTTTTGAATTAGGTTTGTACATAATTACTTTGCCTCCTTTTAAGATTTGTGTATCATCATCCTTGCCATCGATATTCAAGCGAGCAGTTTCTCCCGCTCTTGCTTCTCCGACAAGTGCAAGATGATTGATTTCGATATTTTTCTGAATACAATCGTATTTCTCTCCGTGATATACTCCCGGAGTATCATCAGTATCAAGGCTGTATCCAAGGGATAACTCTTTCAATCCGCAACTTTTCAAAGCATTTGTATCATGAATAATAATCTCACAGCGAACGCTATCTCCATCCCTGTATCCTTCACTCATAATTGTGCCTATCTGTTCTCTGCGGACATTCTCCTTATCCACTTCTCCAGCATCATGTGTAATGATGATTGGTTTGCCCTTGTAACTCTCCAACGATTTCTTGTCAAAGACATTCTCAGGCAATCGGAGTTCCCTCCGTGTGCTTCCATCATCATTCTTATACTCAAATATGCCACATGTAGTCACAATTGGGTGATCTACAAGATAGCCTTCATCTGTGTAATAAGTCTGATCCATGGAAATGCTGTCAATTCGTTTCAGCTTCACTTTCTGCACCTCCTGCTTTCTGTCACTTTTTCAATGCAACCACTTCCTTTCAAACTGGCAAATCCAGATTATCTATATCAAACACCGGAATTGCGCAACACCGGCATTGATAATCCTGTCCAGGATGGCATTTTCTGCCATTTCCTACATCTGGCGGATTGTCCCAGCTGATTATCTTTCCTTCCAGCTCTCTATGGCTTTTCCGCTCTCGTCTATCCATTACTCCAGACCATTCATACTTTGGCACACCCGCATCCCTCTGCTGGCTCTCCGTAATATCTGCATTAAGCTTTGCCGTTTGGTCTCTGGCAATCAGCTTTGCATGACGCTTACTCATTCCGTATTGCCGCTGAATCTCTTTTACAATATTGGTTGTAGTCGTTCCTTTCATGTAGTTTTCATATACCAGTTCTTTCATTCTATCGAGAGATTGATTCGGAACAGTCTTTATTAAATCCACATTATCAGACACCCATTTTTCCAACATCTTTGCGTAATATTCTCCAGAATAATAATCATCAAGCAAATTAATACCCAATGTCTTGCTTACCGCTTTCTTCCACTCTTTAACGGTGAGCTTATGGTCTAGGTTGGCAATTATATTTATCTGTCTTTTCAAGTCGTAAAGTCCAAAAGCGGCATCCAGTTCTCTTTGGATTGTCTTAAAAAGAATTGTGAGGCGAACTATTGTATTGTCTAAAGCTGAAAATCGTGCTGTCCTGCGTTTCTGCTCATTATCTTTCTTTGAATCCGCACGAAGCTGCGTGCCCTCATTAAGTATTTGCTTTATATCTGGCATATACTTCATAAGCACCTCTTTCTCGATAGCCATATATGCATTTACCAATCGCATATATTCTCTTTCCGCACTGTCCGGATACTTAGGTCTGTATTTACACGGGATAATCCGTTTTCCTTTGTTTTTCTCTTTCAATTCAGACCGAAGTAATTCTTTTCGTAACATTTCATCCAAGCTATCACCTTCTCTCATTGCCTCTTATTTGGAATTATGCTTGCAATCGTCTATTTCACTGCTGACACTAAAAAAGCCCCATAATGCCACGATTAGCGGCACTACAGGGCAAAAGAAAAGAGCCTCACACTCGCAAGGCTCGTATCTTATATTCCAAGTTCATCCAGATATTCTAAAATATCATCACTCTTTCTTGCAGGATCTTCCTTGATGTAATCTTTTACTTTCCGGATATCCTCATCATCATGCTTAACTGCACACAAAACGCAGCCAACAAAATCATCATAAGTATCACTTACATTCTCCAGAAGTTTCTTCAATTCATCCATCGGTCTAATCCTCCTCTGTCTTCATGAATATATCGTAATCATCAAATCCATGATTCTTGAATCTATAATAGTATGTAGGGCTATCTGGCTCATTTGAACTCGTGCGAATTGCGCACACTCTCTTTCCCTTGTACTTTGCATGATACACATTATTTATGTCATGCGTGACCTTTGCCTTTTCCTTTGCAGTCATTGGTAAGGACTGGGTTTTCTTTCTCTTAGAGTTGCTCTTCTTATTCTTTCCTCCACTACCCTTCGGGTACCTTCCAGAACCAGGGCCTCCGTCTGCTTCCATATTACTTTGACTTACCTCAGCTGTCAACCGAATTTCATCCAGTTGCCTTAGAAAGTCCTCAAGTGAAAGTCTAAACGGAAGGAATAAGTCCATGTCAAGAACACTTCCTATATCTTCAAAACGAGCATCTTCCATCTCTGTATTAAAGCATATTGGATTTCCATAATACTCTGTGCATAGAAAAACCTGCGAAGGACAATATTGTTCGGACATACCAGAAATCAAAGTTACCGGAATTATATTTGCTATATTGATGCCAAATTCTTCCCTTGTTTCTCTTATGGCTGCATCTTCCGGTGTTTCCCCTATTTCAATATGTCCTCCAGGTCCACACACAAGTCCATTGTCTTTCCTTGTGCCAACAAGCACTTTCCCATCTTTTACAACAATGACACCGCATCCAGTAGGAATAGTTGTATCCGTTGCTGAATCAGTTTCAGTTTCTTCCTGCTCCTTTGGTGCTTTTGTTTCTGCAGACAATGCTGTATTCGATGTTTCGGCTGATTCATTGGCATTAACCGGAGCATCATCTACCATAGCCTCCCAATCGTCTTCATCATCCAGAATATCATTAACAGTAAATTCTCCGTTCTCTGCCAATCGCTTTCTGACTTCCGAAGCATCAAGAGCCTGCATATCGACATAAACCTGTGCGGTCTGTGCCTTTGTAAGTTCAGTTGCCGCCTTCGTCTGATCAACCCCAGCCTGTTCCGCTTCACTCAGGTTCCAAAGAGGTTTAAATTTCAGTGTATAATCCGGTATTTCCTCGAACTCGCCTTTATACTTTCCGGCTATCAAGATAATATCAATCAGCACTCCAAGATTTCTTTTGAGGTTCAACTTCTGAATCTTATTCACATAGGAGTAATAGTTCTCCATATCTCCCTCTCCGGTGGAGTTTTCGCCGGCTGGTGACCTTCCAAAGAGCTTCGTCTGTGGGATGTTTGTTACTGCCGAAAGCATATTGCATGTCGCATCGATAATATCCTTTACTCCGGAAAATGTCACAGTCTTATAATCGTAATCTTCTCCGTTCGCATCAATAGCTATAGAATTGATGATACCTTTCGCCATATCAATTATACGCAATCTTCTAAGAACAATATCCTCGCCCTCGTCTGTTTCCAGAAGATTGGCAAGGTCATTCATCTTGTAAATTGCCTGTACCGCCCTATCAAGCAGTTTAACTCCATTTCCATGCGATGTAACAGTTTCCTGCAAGGCTTTATGTATTCTCGTGTACTCCGGCATTCCAAAGAACCGATACTCGGTTCTTGAACTTGACTGCGGCAGAGTTCCATTCTTGAACAATAGGCACCTGCTTTCGTGGACACGAAACTGCTTGCCATACATTGGAGATACATCGTAGAATTCAGGCTTTCCAAATTTCGACCATTTACCGGTCTTTGGATCGTGATTATATATGCTGTTGTAATCTGGTGTAATCAAAGGTCTTTCAAACACAAGCAGTTCATCAATCCCTCTGATGTTATCCCAATCAACAGGTTCATCAATCTGTTTGCCATCATCAATAATCATAACCATAAGCGATCCGCCATAAAGTCTCGACCATTTGATAGCTGTAGAAGCTGCACCCTCAAAGT